TTTATTTGCTTTTTTAGCTTCTTTTATTAAAGATTTTTGTTCTTTAAGCTGAGTTTTGTCCATTCCTGCAAATGGATTAGATGGTTGTTCTGGCTCATACTTCTTACCAGCTTTTCTAGCCATTTCCTTCATTTTCCATTCAAGTGCATTATCACCTGTAATTGTTGCCATGTTTATTTCTCCGATTAGTTACAATTATTTACCAACATACTTCTTACCTTTTGCATCACGATAAGCCATATATACAGAAGAATCTTCTTTTCTTTTATCTTCGTGCTGTTCAAAAGTACCTTTAGGCAACTCAGGGTGTCTAAAGCCATGATTATGTAATACTTTAACTGAAGCTGTTGATGATGCTTGACCACCTAAATCATCATGTTTAGTTAAAGCGTGTTCAAGTAACTTAGCACCAATACCTTTACCACGTTTACTTTCATCTACAACAAAATCAACTATTGATTGTTTTCTTGGTGCGTATTTTGTATCTTCATGCTGAATATCAATAGAGCCACCAGGCATATCATATTTAGTGCCTTTGTCTTTAACTAGACTTTCACTTTCTTTAATCTCTGGCTTATCTTCAATACCTAGCTTTTGCTTCATGTAAGCATCACGATTTTCTGACGTAACAATATCTCTTGCCATTTTAAATGCCTCTTTCTATTGCTTCTTCTTCTGATTGATGTAATGCCCTAACGTCTAATTGTGCCAATATTAAAGCTAATTGGGCTTTCATTTGCTCAATTTCTTTAGCAGTTTCAGTTTTAATGATTGTATCGTGTGCAATAGTATCAGTTCTAAGTTGGCTATCAGCTTGCTTAGTAGCATTATCCATTTGGGCTTTTTGCAACATAGCCTTATCTTTTTGCTCTGCAACACTAGCTCCATACTGAATATCCATAGTCATTTGCTGTATCTGTTGTTGCAACTGCTGAATAGTTTGCTGAGATTGTGCCAACTGCATTTGTACTTGTGGAGGCACATCGGACTTATCATCAATCTGAGCTAATGGATTAGCTGCAGCAAGTCGGTCAGCAATAATATCAGCACCAGGGAAATCCATATTTCTAAAGATTAAATCACCCGCTTGTGCCATAAGGTTAGGGTCTGCCGGTAGCATAGCCATCATAGAATCAACTGCTTCTTGACGTTTAGAAGCATAGCCTGGGCCTGTTTCCATGACAATATCGTATTGACCTACTGTTACGTCATTTAATACTTTTTCTACGCCTTGTTCATCAACTCCACGCTGATTCAAAGTAACTAGCTCGCCTTTACCATCTGCGCCAATAATGCGTAAAACACGCTCTTTATCGTAAATATGAGGTATTAAGTCTAAGCAAATACGGCCACATTGACGGATTGAACGAGTCAAATTGTCATAGTAATGGAAGTTAGTCATATCTGACTGTTGCTGTTGACCTTGCAATGACTTGCCAGATTGCATACCTTGTGGAAGTTGACCTGGGTCAAAAATACCAACAACTGCCATTAAGTCAGAATTCAATCCTTGCAATGCCGTTACCATTCCAGAAGGAGGAGGTTCAGGCTGAATACGAGTAGGAACTGGGGCTATGCGACCTTCTGAGTCGGTTTGCTTGTAACGCAATACAGGCATGGACTTGATGTTTGCTGTGTTCCATTCCATTTCATGCCCTTCGTCTTGTCCTTCAGCAAGCAAAAACTTAGCTTTAGGTGCAAGGGCTACGGATTCAGTAAGAGCTGTTGACCAGAAGTTATACATTCTTTGTGGGTCTTTAGCCATTCTTGTAAGACCAAACTTCTTTTTCTTGCTATCAACAATAAGCTGTTGACCATACGCAGGGATAACAGGAATATATTTTCCTACCCAATCCTTTTGTTCAAGGATTTGCATACCTGTTAATTTGCACCATTTAATTTGCTTTTTAATGGTTTCACGCTTAGAAACGACATAAATGCCAGCGTCTTGCAATATAGTTTCTTTAGGCTTTTCATCTTCATAACAAGTAGTGCCATCAGATAAAAGCAATAGCTTCATGCGCTTATGTTCTGTATAGAAGTATTCTGCTACTCTAATATCTTCTTTAGTAATCCATTCTGACTGGCTATCGCCTGTACCTCTAGGATTAAAGCCACCGCCATCATCAGCGCCAGGGTACATTTTCCTAAACACTTCTTTGCTAATAACTTCAGTAATTAAGCACTTTTCAGCATCAGAACCATCAGGTTCAGTTGAATTAGGGTCAAAATAGACCATAAATGGATTTTCAATGCGCTTAATGTAAATCTCTTGGTCGAATGAATCAGGGCTTGGGAAGTCGTGAACAACTCGCCAAAAGCCCCAACCCATGCGTACAGCAAAGTCAAACGCATTGTCATAAGCTGAATCAGCATCACTTTGATTCTCAATATGACGCAATATGCCAGTAATAATTTCAGCTACTTTTTCATCTGACTGGCTATTCATGCCATGCGCCTTCATACGAGGGCGTTGCTGTCTTTGTTGATTAGTGATTTGACGGCAATAAGCATCAATCTTATTAATTGTCAGATAAGGGCGAGATTCTAATAAACGGCTGTTTTGAATCTCAACTGGCCATTGGTCACCACCAGCAAATTTAAGGTCATCTAATGCCTCAACTCTGTTGTTTGAATCATTATCAGCGCAGAAACGCAGAAACTCTTTAGCTTCTTCGATTACACCAGATTCATAGTCATCGCCATATTCGGTAGAGTACACACCACCATTACCTGAGTCATAGACCGCCATATTATCCCTTTATTAGCCCATCCAGCTTGAAATATTGTAGTCTACTGGTTTGCGTTTTACTACTTTCTTTTCTTGAATCATTAACCCAATATATCTAAAAGCATCAGCGCCATGTGAATATTGGTCATGTAATGGCTTTTGACTGAAGGCTTTAGTATCAGGGTCAACGTCATAACGATAATGACGCAAGCAATCTAAGCCATCTTCGCAGTTCTTTCGGTCAAAGTAGCACCGGCTAAAGATGTTTCTAGCTGCGTTGATTGAGTCGGCAATAGGGGCACGTTCAATAATTCGCACTTGATAGCCTGAAGCCCTAACAATTTCCTCGATGGACTGTCCATGACTAGCCAAAGTCCTGTTTTGGGCATCATGCGGTAGATAAAGTGTGTCGTAAACGTAGTTAAACGTCTGCATTTTGGCGAGAATCTGACTTATCGTAGTTTGGTTTGTTTGGTAATACCGGATAACTCTAGTCTCCATCCCAACAAACTGAATAAACCAAATAGCCGTTGAATCTGCCCATCCGATGTCAAATACCGCAAGAACGGGCTTGGCTGAATCGTAAGGAACATTGGTTATTCTGCCTTCCGTTTCCGCTGAAAGCATTTCCTTGGCGAATATGGCCCCATCTATTGTAAGCCTACAATTTCCTTCCCAAACGTTGCTATACGCTTCAAAGTCTCGGTTTTTAAGGGATTGGCGTTCCGTTTCCAATACTTCGGGAAAGAATGGGTTATCGCTCCAGTTAATCTTTGTAACAATGGCGTTTTCAGGGGGATTCTCCACCCAGAGCTTATAAGTTGCATCCGTTGCTAGTTCAGGGTTAAAGCTAATCCATATTTCGGAATCTTTGGCACGAATCGTAGGTAGTAAGACTTGCCAGGAGTTAAAACTCACGTTGTTTGCTTCCTCAACCCAACAATAGTCTATTCCTTCGATTGACTTTAATCCGTTGATATTGTTCTTAATGCCGGCAAAGATAAACTCTGTCCCGTTGATGCCACGAATACTCGTTTGGGTTATTTCATAATGGGCTTGGAGGTTTAAATCGAATATTTGGTCTACTAACAACTTGTGAACCGAGTCTTTAATGGATATTTGGTATTCACGAGCGCATAGAACACGAATTGGTCTTTCCGCACCTTTACAGAGTAAAGCTCGAGCTATTCCCCAAGACTTTGAGCCACCTCTCCCACCATACAAGACTCTGTATCGTGCATACGGAGGGTCAAACAAACACTTTAGTTTTGCAGGGAATGAGGGATAGATAATCCCGTTACTGTCCGGTTTTATTGCCATCGACAAAAGTTAATGCAATTCCGTTGATTTTTTCACCATCTAAGCCTGAAACTTCGGTTACATTGGTTTCTTTCCAA